CTATAAAGAAATCGTCAGCCTGAATGGACTGAAAAGCAATGTCATCTACAGCGGTATGAAGCTGAAGATCCCGAATAAGTAAACCGAACCTATCAACGCTCTCTGCGGATCATTCCGTGGAGGGCGTTATTTTTTTTGCGCTTTTTTCGTTCAAGATGGCCATTTCCCTCCAGTGGGTAGTGAGAGGGGCCCCTCTCGGACTGGAGGACAATCTCATGACAAATGAGCAAAGAGAAAAGATAACGGCCCTGCGGCATCAGGGCTTTGGATATACGGCCATCGCCAACAGCGTCGGACTGTCAAAGGACAGTGTCAAAGCATATTGTCGATCCCACGGCCTCGCCGGTGAGAAGGCAGAGAGCCACAGCCTTGCGGAGGTTCCCACGCAGCTTTGCCTGAACTGCGGCAAAACGCTGATCCAGTTCCCAAGACGGAAACAGAAAAAGTTCTGCTGCCCGGAATGCCGGACGGCATGGTGGAACGCTCACCCGGATGCTGTGAAGCAGAAGGCCGTTTATACCTTTATCTGCCCAGAGTGCGGGAAGGAGTTCACGGCCTACGGAAACGCCAAGCGCAAGTACTGCTCCCACGTCTGTTATATTGCGGCCCGGTTCAAAGGCGGTGATGCCTGATGAGCAAGGAGGAGCTCCACAACGATATGCTCTACCATGCAGCGATTTCAATGGCGAAATCCATGCTCGAAAAGGGCTTGATCACTGAGGAGGAATACGCTGAAATTGATACAATTCTGCTCGAAAAATACCGACCATATTTGGGTACATTATTATCCGAAAACGCTTGATATTCCTGCCTTTTAGAGTGATATATAGACACTACCGGAAGGAGGGATATCATTGAAAACAGTAGAGAAAATCGAGCGAAAACTGCCGGTTCTGAAAACAAGAAAGCGAGTCGCTGCCTACGCCAGAGTGTCGATGGAATCCGAACGGATGCAGCACTCGCTTTCTGCACAGGTGAGCTATTACAGCGCACTGATTCAAAAGAACCCCGAATGGGAATATGCTGGCGTTTTTGCGGATTACGGGATCTCCGGCACCGGCACCAAAAAGCGTGAAGAGTTCAATCGCATGCTGGCTGAGTGTGAAGCCGGAAACATCGACATCATCCTCACCAAGTCGATCCAGCGTTTTGCGAGGAACACCGTGGACCTTTTAAACACGGTCCGGCACCTGAAGGACCTCGGCATTGAGGTGCGCTTCGAGAAGGAAAACATCAATTCCTTGAGCGGCGACGGAGAGCTGATGCTTTCCATCCTTGCTTCCTTCGCACAGGAAGAAAGCCGCAGCATTTCCGAAAACGTCAAATGGGGTACGATCAAGCGGTTCAAGCAAGGCATTCCCAACGGCAAGTTCAGCATTTTCGGGTATGAGTGGCAGGACGACAAACTGGTCATCGTACCGGAGGAAGCAGAGATCATCCGTTGGATGTATGCCGAGTACATGAAAGGCGCATCCCGGATTGAGATTGGCAGGGCCTTGATGGACCGAGGCATTTATACCCGGCAGGGAAAGCCGTGGGTGGACTCCAATGTGAAGGTCATCCTGACAAACATCACCTACACCGGGAACATGCTCTTCCAGAAGGAATACTGTGAAGACCCGATCACCAAGCACCGTAGGAAGAATTACGGCGAGATGCCACAGTATTTTGTCGAAGACACTCACGAGGCAATTATCCCGATGGACGAATGGCAAGTGGTACAGGCCGAGTTCAAGCGCAGACGGGACCTTGGTCCCTTCGGAAACAAGTCGCTGAAACTATCGGCTTTCTCCACGAAGATCACCTGTGGCTGCTGCCGAAAACACTATCGCCACAGTGGAAAACGGAATACCGCCGGTGAGGTTTACTACATCTGGATCTGTCAGACGAAAAGCCAGAAAGGTGTGTCGGCTTGCCCCTCGAAGAACATCCCGGAGAAGATGCTCCAGAATACCGCAGCGGAGGTGCTGGGCCTTGATGAGTTTGACGAGGACGTTTTCAGTCAGCAGATCGAGGAAGTCATCGTTATCGGAGACGATACCTTGACCTTCCGCTTTTACGACGGCCACGAGGTCACCACCAAATGGCAATCTACTGCCAAGACCGACTGGTGGACAGACGAGCGCAGAAAGCTCTGGGGAGAACGGCACAAGCGCAAGGATACCAATCCGAACCGGAATACCTTCTACGAGTTCACCGGATTCATAAAATGCGGCTGCTGCGGTGCCAATTACCGCTGCCAATCCGGAAAGCGTAAGGACGGCACCCCGACACGGTCGTGGTATTGCACCGGTCCACGTTCCGAATGTCGGAATCCGGCTATCAGGGACGAGACCATGAAGCGGCTGGTGACTGAGATCCTTGGCCTTGATGAGTTCGACGAGGCTGCGATGGACGCTCAGATTGAAAGTGCAACAATCCTCGACCACATGGTCACGTTCCATTTCAGGGACGGCCACATCGAATCCAGAGACTTCTTGGATAAGCGGCACGGCACCCCTTGGACCGAGGAACGGCGGGAAAAAGCAAAAAAATCCATGAAGGCCGCTTGGACAGACGAGCGCAGGGAGGCAATGAGTGAAAGAATCAAGAAAATAAGGAGCGAAAAGAAATGGCCAAATCCGTAACCACGATACCGGCGACGCTGTCACGCTTCACGGCGGCACCGATCAACAGCACTAAGAAGCGACGTGTGGCGGCCTACGCTCGTGTCAGCACCGACAACGAGGAGCAGCTGACCAGTTACGAAGCGCAGATTGATTACTACACGAATTACATCAATGGCCGGGATGATTGGGAGTTCGTCGGGGTATATCCTGACGAAGGCATCACCGGCACCAATACCAAAAAGCGTGAGCAGTTCAGGCAGATGGTTGCAGATGCCCTTGACGGCAAGATCGACCTGATTATCACGAAGTCGGTCAGCCGCTTTGCCAGAAACACAGTCGATAGCCTGACTACCATCCGGAAACTCAAGGAGCACAACGTCGAGGTCTATTTTGAAAAAGAAAACATCTGGACCTTCGACAGCAAGGGTGAACTTCTGCTGACGATCATGTCCTCGCTGGCGCAGGAAGAGTCCCGGTCCATTTCCGAGAACTGCACATGGGGCCAGCGGAAGCGGTTTGCAGACGGCAAGGTCACAGTCCCGTTCAAGCGGTTTCTGGGCTACGACATGGGGCCGGACCACAACCTCGTGGTAAACCCAGAACAGGCCAAGCTGGTCAAGCGCATCTACGGAATGTTCCTGCAAGGCCAGTCGCCATTCCAGATTGCCCGGACGCTGACCGATGAAGGCATTCCTTCTCCCGGCGGCAAGGACCACTGGAACCCCAGCAACATCAAAAGCATTCTCACCAACGAAAAGTACAAGGGTGATGCGCTGCTGCAGAAGTCCTTCACTGTAGATTTTCTGACCAAGAAGAAAAAGACCAACGAGGGTGAAATCCCGCAGTACTACGTCAAGGACAACCACGAGGCCATTATCGATCCGGAGACCTTCGAGATGGTGCAGACGCTGATGACTACCCGCACCAAGGGCCGGAACCGCAAGAGCTCGGTCAGCATCTTTTCCAGTAAGGTCAAGTGCGGAGACTGCGGCAGCTGGTACGGGCCGAAGGTGTGGCACAGCAACGACGCCTACCGGAAGGTCATCTGGCAGTGTAATCACAAGTTCGACGGCCAGAAATGCGCCACACCGACACTCACCGAGGATGAAATAAAAGAACTGTTCCTCCGGGCCGCCAATCAGGTGATCGACCAGAAGGAACAGTTTATAGCCATATACGATCAGGTCCTTTCAAGAAGCCTCGACACCACGGCACTTGAGAGTGAGCTTTCGGATCTGGAAGCTGAAATCAACATCGCTGCCGAGCTCATCGAGGATTGCATCAAGGAGAACGCTCACGTCGCCCTCGATCAGGATGAATACCAGAAACGATACGATGCTCTGGTGGCCCGGTTCGATAAGGCCAAGGCCCGACACACCGAGGTCACCGACTTGATTGCCGAGCGCATGGCCCGGAAGCACCAGATCGAAACCTACCTGAAGAACCTGCGGAGCCGGGAGCCGCTGACGGAGTTCCGTGAAACCGACTGGCTGGCGATGGTCGATTACATCACAGTTCACAGCAAGGATGACATCCGGGTGGCATTCAAGGACGGCACCGAGATCAAGGCATAATCCCATAGACGCAGCAACGCCTCTGAACCACATCGGCTCGGAGGCGCTTTCTTTGTTACACTACAGAAAACTTTATTTCTCCTGATAAATTGCCATCGGACTTGTTCGATTTTATCGAATACCTAATGCAAATATCTCCATCGCTTCTTTTTAACATAATCATTGGTCCAAGCCAGCATGTTTCCTTTGGACGAAGTGCCTTAATATAAAACTCATACTCGTTCTTTTCTAATCCCTGTGGTTCAGCTATATATTTTGAAAGCTCTCGTTCATAATCCTTTGCATCGAAATGAGCACCATTAACGCCATACAGCTTAAACGAATCAATACTGTCAGATATCGAATAGCTAATATTGGTTTCATACTTTATTTTCGAGTTTTCATTCATCAACAGAAATTCTTTAATAATCCCATCTTCATAAATTAAGCCCTCAATACCCTGCAAGTCAGGATTAATAATTTTGCGAGATGGTGTTGCTGTATTTGCCCCACTGATAATAACCGAAATACTGATTTCATCATCTGCAATTGTGGATACATTACGAATTGCCAAAGGAAACAAAAAATAGTCGTCAAAAGTTCTCGAATACATCTCCATCATTTGCATTTGAGCAATCCTGTAATCAAGCTCATTGATCTTTTCGTACTTTAGTTTTTCCTCTTCTGTCCCCTCATATGTGGTTCCACTACCGCCTATATGAAATGATACTTTTTTCTTTAAATTCCCCAATTCAAAAAAATCATCCATCAATTTTATTTCCGGGTACTCCATAGAAAAACTAATAATCGATTCCTTTTCTTTTTCAGTAATGATTACTCTTTGTGGTGTGTCTCCAAAGAGATTAATGCTTCCGAGCATTTCGCTTATATTTGATGAAACTTGTGGTTGTTCTTTTGGTTCCTCCACTATACACGGTTCCAGATGAATATCATTGATTTCAGATATCAATTGTTTGCAACCAGCAATACCTCGATCCTTAATGACACTATCAAAATATTCAAAAGGACTATAAGACCATGCTTCTTTGGTAATTTCATTGCTCTCTTGATTATAACAACCAACAACAAGATTTGAAAAATTGCTCTTAACCCTGGGACCATTTTCTAATAGATTACTTACCGTATCTGTTATAATGTCCCTAATATACTTTTTAACATCCTTCTTTGTCTTCTCCTTCAAGGAATAGGGTGAAAGCCTATGATGAGCAAGATCAAAAGGCAAATCATCTGGTAAACCATAGTCGGTGTCTAATATACAAATTACATTTTCCCAGCCAACCACACTCGCCGCATATCCAAGTTCAAGCATAACATTAGGGTTTGGACCATATCTTACGTTGCCATTTTCGCCCTCATCGGTTATTGAACTGTATTTATTTACGATGCTAACATCTGCAATAAAAATATCGCATTCATCAATTTTTGAAAAAATAGTCTGTACGATATCTGGTGAGCCGTATTCCCCCTTAGTATCTCTGTCTGCTTCTATCTCAACTGTATCCCTTAACATTTTTACTGCTGATGAGATACTGTCTTGGATTAGCCCGCGAGTTTCACTATTTGGCAAATCAGATTGCCACGAATAAAAAATGCGAATTTCTGTATTTTTCATATTGCTACTTCCTATCTTTTTTAGAAAACAGCCGGGACAACCCGACTTCCACAACTTACCCCTCAAACGCCAACATACCCCTCAAGCGGCAAAACCGGCGGAGGAATAATTAAATTGTATCAATCTCGGTGTTTTTATATCATAGATCTTTATTTCGTCTTTTCCCTTGAGATGCTCAGCAACTATTTCAGACATAAGCACAGACACTTCGTGAGGCGTATAGAACTCGCCTGCCTTTTTGCCCGCATTTGAGGCGAACTTTTCGATCAAATATTCATAAACAAAACCAAGAACATCATAGTCCTGTTTTCCGTCCATAGGAATATCCTTGATAAGCTGTAAAAGCCCGCTGATAGCCTTAGTTCTTGCACCTGAAGTATCTCCAAGCTTTGAAAGACCCGTTTCAAGAGTATCAAATACTTTATCAAAGACCTTTTTGTGAGTGCTTGAAATTAGTCTGCTAAATGCAGAAAGAGCGGTAGTAACATTGTCTACACTGAAATCATTGCCCATTTCGAGCCACGTTGAAAAAAGATCATTATAGCCAATAAAATATCCAATATTCTTTTGAATATACTCGACCGTTTCCTCATCTTCCTCAGTAACGGTTTTGAGCAATTCATCATCATACCCCTCGTCTTTCAAGAATTTTACTTCCTTATCGGACAGGTACTTGTAAAAAATGAAACCTAAAATATAGTCTTTATATTCATTTGCCTCTATTTTTGAACGCATTTTATTAGCGGATTCCCAAATTTTATTTGCCAGCTGTTGTTTGTTCATATATAACTTCTCCTAAATATTCTTGCTTGATTATGACTTACACTTGAAACCTGTGTAAACTCCCGCAAGGAATATTATACTACAATTTGTACAAAATTTCAATACTACACAGCTAAAAATCTAAAAAATAAACAAGAATTTTGAAATATACACTATGTTAGTCTATATTTACTTTTAAACATACTTGGGAACAGCGTAAGTTAAGTGCGATTGCAGATAAAGTTACCGAGAAAAATGTTGGACTACAATATATTGAAACCTTTACTAATTCGGCAGAGTTCGGAATAATCAGTCAACGAGATTTTTTCGACCACGATATTGCAAAGATGAGCAGTTTAGGCGGTTATTATATCGTTAGAAGCGAGGACTTTGTTTATAACCCTCGTATTTCAACTTCTGCGCCTGTTGGACCAATAAATCGCAATAAGTTAGGCAGAATTGGCGTAATGTCACCGCTTTATACGGTTTTTAGACCACACGATATTGACACAACATATCTTGAATATTTCTTCAAGAGTAAGTACTGGCATTCATTTATGAATTTCAATGGTGACTCTGGGGCAAGGTCGGATAGATTTTCGATTAAAGACTCCGTCTTTTTTGAAATGCCTATCCCAATACCACATATTGATGAGCAGAAAAAAATAGGAGCGTTTCTCGATAAACTTGACTCCCTTATCACCCTTCATCAGCGTAAGTATGACAAATTGACCAAAGTCAAAAAGGCTATGCTTGAAAAAATGTTTCCGGAAAATGGCAGCCCATATCCCGAAATTCGGTTTAAGGGATTTACTGACGCTTGGGAACAGCGTAAGTTGTCTGATATGGTCGAGAGAGTGACGAGAAAGAACGAAAACCGTGAATCAGAGCTGCCACTTACCATATCAGCACAGTATGGCTTGATAGATCAAAACGAGTTCTTCGATAAGCGTATAGCAAGCCGAGATGTAAGCGGTTACTACCTGTTGAAGAAAGGTGAATTTGCCTACAATAAGAGTACATCATCTGATGCTCCGTGGGGTGCAGTTAAGAGACTTGATAGGTACGAAATGGGCGTATTATCGACACTTTACATTGTTTTCGCTTTGAAAGAGAACGGAAATATTGACTCTGATTTTCTTGTTTCGTATTATGATACCGACTGTTGGCATAAGGGAGTTCAAGCTATTGCTGCCGAGGGTGCAAGAAATCATGGACTACTCAATATCACTCCTGCCGATTACTTTGAAACAGTCCTTACAGTACCGTCCGACGTAAAGGAACAGCACCAAATCGGATCTTTCTTTGCAAAGCTCGACACCCTTATTACCCTTCATCAGCGTAAGCTTGAAAAGCTTAAAAATATCAAAAAAGCGTGCCTTGAAAAGATGTTTGTATAGGAGGTATTTGTATGATCTTCAAAAAAGAGGCAAAATTTGAAGATGCTTTGATAAAAGTCCTATTTAATAAGGGCTGGTCTTCGGAAGTTATTATGTATCCAACGGAGGAAGATCTGATACAGAATTGGGCAAATATCCTCTTTAACAATAATCAGAGCATTGATCGTCTGAATGGCTGTCCGCTGACAAGCGGAGAAATGCAGCAGATAATGGAGCAAATAAAAACTTTGCGTACTCCACTTATGCTCAATAAATTTATAAACGGCAAAACTATCTCGATCACTCGTGATAATGTCGATGATAAGCTTCACTTTGGCAAGGAAGTTTCACTTAAGATATACGACCGCAAGGAGATCGCCGCAGGTCAGAGCCGTTATCAGATAGCAAGACAGCCAAAATTCAAGGCGTCCTCTAGAATATTGAATGACCGCAGAGGGGATATAATGCTTTTGATAAATGGTATGCCTGTTATACATATCGAACTCAAACGCAGCGGCGTTCCTGTAAGCGAGGCGTGCAATCAGATACAGAAATATTCTTACGAGGGCGTTTTTACAGGGCTGTTTTCTCTTGTTCAGATATTTGTCGCTATGACACCTGACGAAACACTTTACTTTGCAAATCCCGGAAGTGCCGATGCTTTCAACCCCGATTTTTACTTTCATTGGGCAGATTTCAATAACGAGGTCATAAATGACTGGAAAGGCATTGCATCAAATCTAATTTCTATCCCTATGGCTCACCAGCTTATCGGCTTTTATACTGTGGCTGATGATACTGACGGCGTTCTGAAAGTTATGAGAAGTTATCAGTATTATGCCGCAAGTGCGATCTCTGACAAGGTTTCAAAAACTAAATGGGGCGAGGGCAATCAGCGTGGTGGATTCATTTGGCATACAACAGGTTCGGGAAAAACTATGACGAGCTTTAAGTCTGCTCAGCTTATTGCAAACTCTAAGGATGCAGATAAAGTAGTTTTTCTTACTGATAGGATAGAACTCGGAAATCAGTCATATATTGAATACAATAATTTTGCTGATGATGGCGAAAGCGTACAGAAAACTGAGGATACCTATGTTCTTATCACAAAGCTGAAAAGCTCAGCTCCTGCTGATACTTTGATAGTGACATCTATTCAGAAAATGAGCAATATCAAGAATGATGAAAACGGTCTGAACGCTCATGATATTGAAGAAATAGGCAAAAAGCGTATCGTTTTTATTGTTGATGAATGTCACCGCTCAACTTTTGGTGAAATGCTTTCTACTATCAAAAGTACGTTCCCAAATGCTATATTCTTTGGTTTTACCGGAACACCTATATTTGAAGAAAATCAGAAGAAAATGAGCCAGACATCTACGATATTTGGCGGAGAACTTCATAGATATGTACTTGCGGACGGAATCAGAGATAAAAATGTTCTAGGATTTGACCCTAGAATGGTACAGACTTTTAAAGAAAACGACGTTCGTAAACAGGTTGCACTTGCTGAGGCAAAAGCAAACAACGTGGAGGAGGCTTTTGCTGATGAAAAGAAACGAGAAGTTTTCAATAAATATATGAATGATGTTCCAATGGCAGGATACGAAAATGATGACGGAAAGTATGTCAAGGGCGTTGAAGACTATCTTCCTAATTCACAGTATATAGAACCTGAACATCAGAATGCAGTTGTTAATGATATTTGCGATAATTGGAGCATTCTCAGTGTAAACAAGAAATTCCACGCTATTTTTGCTACAAGCAGTATTCCTGAAGCTATTGAGTATTACGGGCTTTTTAAAGATAAAATGCCAAGCTTAAAAGTGACCTGTCTTTTTGACCCTCATATCAGCAACGAGGATGGAGAATACAAAAATACTTACAAGGGCAAACCTGTGGCGTTATTTAAAGAGGACGGGCTTGTAAAGATCCTTAACGATTACAATGATATGTTTGGACAAGATTTTACTATACCTACTCACGCAAGTTTCAAAAAAGACGTGTCTTTAAGACTTGCCCATAAAGAGAAATATTCAACGATTACACGCACACCTGAGAAAATGCTTGATCTTCTTATTGTAGTTGATCAGATGCTTACAGGTTTTGACTCAAAGTGGGTAAACACGCTCTATATGGATAAGATACTCCAGTATGAAAATCTTATTCAAGCAATGTCAAGAACAAATCGACTTTTCAAAAGCAATGAAAAGCCTTATGGTGTGATAAAATATTACCGCAGACCATTTACAATGAGAGCTTATATTGATGAAGCGGTAAAGACTTATTCAGGTGACAAGCCTACGGTTCTGTTTGTCGAGAAACTGCCGTATAATCTTAAAAAGCTTAATGTGATCTATATGGATATTTCAGAAGTTTTTAAATCTTCGGGAGTATCTGATTTCACAAAGTTGCCTAATGATCACGCAGAAAAAGCTAAATTTGCACAGCTTTTCAAAGACTTTAATCACCATCTTGATGCTGCTAAGCTGCAAGGATTTAATTGGGAACAGGACATTTATACATTTAATGATGAGGAAACCGGTTTAAATGAAACGATCAAATTAGACTTTGGCAGCAACGATTTTATGGCATTGGTACAGCGTTATAAAGAACTCTCCAACGGAAATGATGACGAAAACGGTAATGGTGGTTCAGACGGCGATGATGTTCCATTTGATCTTGTCGGTTATATTACTGAAATTGACACAGGAAGAATAGATGCAGCTTATATGAACAGCAGATTTGAAAAATATTTAAAAAATCTGCACCAAGCTGATATTACTGAAGAGCAGCTGCAAGCGTCGCTTGATGAACTGCACAAGTCCTTTGCTACGCTTACACAAGACGAGCAGAAGTATGCTGAGATCTTTCTGCACGATGTTCAGCGTGGAGAAGTAGTTGTTGAAGATGGAAAGACACTTCGTGACTATATCACAGAGTATCAATATAAGGCTAAAAATGACCAGATCCATAGTTTTGCTGTTGCTTTCGGATTGGACGAAGATTTGCTTAAAAATATGATGCAGTTAAATCTTACAGAGGCTAATATTGATGAATTCGGAAGATTTGACAAGCTGAAACAGTCAGTAAATAAAGCAGCTGCTAAAGCTTTTCTTGAAAAAATCGAGGGTAAAGTGATTATTCCGCCAAAAGTAAATATGAAAGTCGATAAAATCCTCAGAAAATTCATTTTAACAGGTGGCTTTGATCCTGATGAGGGATAAAAGGTATTTAACACCCTCTAAATATACGTTTTTATAAAAGAGTTAAGGTATTTTCCTTAGCTCTTTTACTTTTCCTTGGGAACAGCATAAGTTGGGAGAATTTGCTGATATTGTAGGCGGTGGAACACCCAGCACCTCAAATTTTGAATATTGGGACGGTGATATTGATTGGTATGCTCCTGCCGAAATTGCCGATCAAATTTTTGTTTCATCAAGCGAAAGAAAGATTACACAGCAAGGGTATGATAATAGCTCTGCCAAGATGCTACCCGTTGGAACGGTGTTATTCACATCTCGTGCGGGTATAGGAAAAACGGCGATTTTACGCAAGGAAGGCTGCACTAATCAAGGCTTTCAATCAATTGTTCCACATATAAATGAACTTGACTCATATTTCATTTTTTCTCGCTCAGAGGAAATGAAAAGGTATGGAGAGACAGTCGGTGCTGGCTCAACTTTTGTCGAGGTATCTGGTAAGCAAATGGCAAATATGGAACTTATGATGCCCACAACAATGGAAGAACAGGTTACAATCGGCTCTTTCTTCCGCAACCTCGACTCCATTATCACCCTTCATCAGCGTAAGCCGTTTTGTTGAAATGGAGGTAATGTGATGTTAAATAACATTAAACATACAGACTTGTTCTGTGATTACTATGAAAGGTGGGTTGCAGTATATAAAGAAGGAGCAATTAGAAAGGTTACATTGGATAAATACAAAATGACAATATCCTGGCTGAAAAGGCTTGTGCCTGAACTTGTTTTGAGTGATCTAAACAGAATTGCTTATCAGCAGCTGCTTAATGATTATGCACTGTATCACGAAAGACAAACAACAATGGACTTTCATCATCAGCTTAAAGGAGCGATACTTGATGCGGTTGATGAAGGGCTTATTGAGCGTGATCCGACGAGAAAAGCAATAATAAAAGGTAAAACGCCGTCGGTCAAGAAAATCAAGTATCTTAATCAGTTTGAACTGCACACGCTGCTGACTTCGCTTGATCTTAAGTCCGGAGTGAACTGGGATTGGTTTATTCTTTTGGTCGCAAAAACAGGTATGCGTTTTTCCGAGGCACTTGCTTTGACCCCTCGTGATTTTGATTTTTCACATCAAATGCTTTCTATAAGCAAAACCTGGGACTATAAAGGCAACAGCGGTTTTCTTCCAACAAAGAATAATTCATCGGTAAGGAAAATACAAATAGATTGGCAAACGGTTATTCAATTTGCTGAATTGGTAAAGAGTCTGCCAGAAGATAAACCCATATTCGTAAACGGCAAAGTTTATAACTCAACTGTGAATGACATACTTAGCCGTCATTGCAAAAGGTTGAATCTGTCTGAAATATCTATTCACGGTTTAAGACATACTCACGCATCGCTACTGTTGTTTGCAGGCGTG